GTCGGAGTTCTTGTCAATTACTTGTTAGAGGTTGCACACCCATCTGAACGTGCATTTCTTGCAGGTGATTTCAAAAACTTCGACGGCACATTGATGTCTTGTCTTTTATGGGAAATTTACGAAATAATTGAACAATTCTATGGACGCGAAAGTAAGATCACAAAAGCTTTATGGTTAGAAATTACTGATTCAAGACAAGTTTTCGGTAATGCAGTTGCACATATTGCTTCAGGACAACCTTCAGGAAATCCAGCAACAACGTTTGTTAACACAATGTACAATACAGCATTGCTATACTTGGTTATCTCAAAAATTTTACTTAAAGTAGGAACAAGTGAATCAATTGAAGTTAGGGCAAATTTAACAGAACATTTTAGAGTAGTAACATATGGTGACGACAACTTGATGTCGTTTTCACAAACTTTGAGACGTCTAATTGATCCGAAAGAAATAACATTAATGATGAAGACACTAGGCCACACATACACCAATGATGCCAAGGATGGCAAAGAATTAGAATATAAGCTATTATCAGAAGTTTCAATCTTAAAGCGTACTTTTTCATATGATTCAGTACATGGATGGATTGCACCTCTGGAATTAGTTTCTATTCTTGAATGTCTGAATTGGGATAAGGTGGATAACAGGAAACGAGAACTAAAACGAGCACAAACCGTAGTCAATATGCGTGTGGCAATTCGAGAATTAAGTCTACACACGCAAACAATATTTGAAAAATACAGACAGTTAATTCTCACCTCAGCTGACAGACATAATTTGTTGTTACCACCAGAATGTAGATTTTCGCAGAGCGATTTGCGTAATATGACACGTAATGGTGATAATTTATTTTATTTCTCCGATGATTTCAGCGTTATCGTTGATCATAAGCTGCGTCAGAATATTTATTCAGAGCATGACGAAAATTCGCTCATTACAGTTCAAGATGTTTGGCCGCGTCTTGAAATGAAACAATGGTCAACAGAACAACGAAATGAAAACCAATCACAAGAGATAACATCACAACAAATCATCACATATGATAATGAAACAGAAATAATCAGAGAACAACTACCCGCACAAAACAGCTTGTCAGAGGA